CACATAGACCCAAGCGAAAAAGCTATTAGAATAGCTACAATTTGGAGTCGAAAAAAAGAAGTAAGAGAAAAAGAATTGGCTAAATGTCAAGTCCTATGTAAGACGCACCACATTGAAAAAACCTCAAAAGAAAATAGTTTGCTTGGACACGGTACTCCAGAAAGATATAAAGATAAAAATTGCAATTGCGCCTCATGCCGAGCGGCGAAGAAAAAAGCTTCTTTTAAATCTTAGTTTTCCCCTCAGATTATTACTATAGCCAAACGTCAATAATCTAGGAGGTGTACCATGGCCGGCAAAAAACCAGCTAAAGTTAATTCGTCAGGAAGCGTAAAGCAGGCTGAACAAATTGGTAAGATAATTAAATATATCGGTGCCGCTAAGGGCGTCTTTCACACCTGCCCCACTTGCAATAGTAAAGTTAACAGAGGCCTTGTCTATGAGCACGGCAACATAACTTATTGCACTAGAAATTGCATACCAAAAGCTTAAGTGCTACTATAGCAGTATGCAAAATTACTGGCTTTCTAACGTTAACTATCAAAAATCCGTAGTTAAAAATATTAACGAGATGAAACATAAACCCATGCAGGGCACAGTAGCCCCAGCTGAGAGAGAATTCGCTGATTCTTTATTGGCAATCGTAAAAAAATACGGCAAGCTTTCAAATAACGACGGTAACGGAATTTGGGTTGGGTACGTTCCTGAAGCAGAAAATGAAAATTACGAAATTGGAGTACGTTGCGAAAATTGTATTCTTCATGAATCAGCATCAGTTTGTAAAATTGTTAAACAAAGAATTCAACCTGGCGGATACTGTAGATTAGCGGCTATACCCGATGGGGTTGTGGGATCATCTAAAGATGATGATGATGATGATTCAGATGAAGAATAGATTTGAAAATAAACAATGAGAGTTTGGATTGACCAAGACCTATGTACTGGAGATGGACTATGCGCAGAGATAGCACCAGATGTATTCCACATGATGCCAGATGGTCTTGCGTATGTAAAAGAAGGGGACAAGATTTATGCGGCCGCTGTGGGGAACCCAGAAGGCGCAGCAGGTTTAGCATCCTTTTCGGACGAAAGACTAGGAGACGTAATTGACGCAGCAGAAGAATGCCCAGGAGAATGTATCTTCATCGAGCCCTAAAGCCCTTCATTATTTAACTATTGAAGAAAAGCTAAAAGAATTGTGGGAAAAAGAAGAAGAATTTTTAAGATCTGTTGGGGTTGAGACAACCAGCTAGTAACTGGTGTATCCCACATAGGCAATTACTATAATCCCAGCAAACAGGAGGGATTATATGGAACAAATTAAAAATATTATAATGCGCATTGTTGCGACTTTCGCAGCTTCGGGCTTAGGCGTAATTGGTGCTGGCACAATAGCCGGTGTGCCACTCTGGAAAGCCATTTTCATGGCAGGTATTGCTGGCGTAGCAACTGTAGTAGAAGGTTTATCTAGGGCGTTTCTTGATGACGGTAAATTATCTGTTGCAGAAATAAATGAAGTCTTTAATGGAGTAGACAAAAAAGTTAAAAAAGCAGCAGATGCCAAATGAGGAAAGTGCTTTTAGTGTTTGGGATTTTAGTTTTATCCGCGTGTGGATACGATGGAAATTACAGATATTCATGTCAAGATCCAGAAAATTGGGAAGCACCAGAATGCAACCCACCACTTTGCAACGTGGATGGAAACTGTACAGAAACTTTACTTGGATTCAATCCAAACGAAACAACAACAACACAGGAGATAGTCGCCCCATGAAAAAACGTTTAACACCAGCAGAACTTGATGCTCGACTTAAGTTTGTGGTTGGTTGCGTTATGGCAACCGTTTTAACCCTTACAACTATTGGAGTTATTTACGCTCTTGTATTTGTTACACAGCCAATTGGTGCTCAAGCAGAAAATGACAAAATGTTTTTTAGTGTTTTGTCCAGCATTGCGACATTTATTACTGGAACACTAGCTGGACTAATGATTTCAACTGGTGGCAATAAAGAAGATAAAAACGGTAACGGGATCCCAGACGACGAAGAGTAGTATGAATATTTCACCAGAAATGAATGCGTGGAATACGTGTTCATTAGAAGATTTATGGATTTTTGATAAATTAATTGTTGCCAAAAAAGCTGGTCACTTATGCGGGCCACGTGGGATACCCGTACCAAAACCTGGTGAATATTTTGTAAAGCCAGTTATTAACATTGAAGGTATGGGAGAGAGAGCCCGAGTAGAGTATCTTGAGCAAGATACATGCCATCTGCACCCTGGAGAATTTTGGTGCGAAATATTTACCGGCGAACACATCAGTGTTGATTATAAAAAATACGAACCAATATTATCTGTCGTTGGGACTAAACACAGTAAACATCCATACAAAAGATTTACTTACTGGGAAAAAACAGAACAAACACATCCTCTTCCACACTTTTTAGGTCTCGTTCCTCTTAGGTATGAAAAAATTAATTGTGAGTTTATTGGTGGAAAATTAATTGAGATACACCTACGTGGCAATAGCGATTTTTCACATAAGAATACATCAATGATTCCAGTATGGAAAGATGAACACCCAGAAAACTTTGATGTTAACTTTCATTACACCCACCTGATCAGAGATGGATACCGCTTTATTAGCGACAACGGCCAAGAGTTAGAACGCCTAGGAATTTGGGTTCGTTAGTCCGGTATTATTACGGTTAAGCGTACTGCTTACCCTTCCACTGCTTCACTTTCCAAAAAACAGTAGTAGTATATCTTTCCCCAGAAGTTACAGTTTTAACACCGTGTGCATAATTTGCGCCACCTGGGAAGTACACTAGCGTTCCAGCCTTAGGCTTAAAAGATATATCGTATTGGCTAAAGAAAAATTCTCCACCCTCGTAATCATCAGTGTAATACAAAACATTGCTTAAGTCTCGCCAAGATTCACACACCTTGTCAGCGTGCTCGTTTAGATGATCGCCAGGTAGGTATCTCGCCACTTGGTTAAATACTCCAGGCTCCACTTCGCAATCAAACTTTTCCTCTAAAAGAACTTGAACTTTTTGTCTATAAAAATCCATCAGCTCAACCAACTCTTTATCTTCGTTAAACTTTAATATAGATAAAGGAAATTCTACTGGATTAGGGTTTTCGGCAAACCCTGTTTTTTTAATAAAATCATTAACTATTTTTAAGTGTTCTTCAGAGATAAAATTTTCAACTATATAAATATTCTTTACATCTTCAGGGTCTATCAATACATCTTCAGAACCTTCGTAAAAATATCCGCTGTTATTTTTTATGTACATTTTAATACCAAACTGGCTTTGAGCCTTGTGTTATAATTTTTTTGATCTTTGAACCCGGGGCTGCATTTATTGAATAGGTGGTGCATCTGTTGTCCCAAACTATTATATCACCAGTACTCCAAGTAGTCGAAAAAACATTTTGCTCATCCTGAAAAAACTCAAGCAAGTAAGCTAAATATTTTTGCCAAACATCATTGTCTTTACCTATAGTAGAAGGGCCGCTATAAAAAACTGATTCCCTATTTGTCTCTGGATGGATGCGCAATGCCGGGTGCTTATATTCTTGTTGAGACTGTCTTTGATGTAAGTCTCTTGGGTTTTTAATATTCCAACCAGTAATATTGTGTTTAGTTATAAATTCAACAATTTTTGGATCCAACAAATTTCTTACTTTTTCTAAATCAACCCAACTAATTAAATTAGATTCCCCTACAGATTCAACAATCTCCATCATACATATATCTGCTACCTTAGTGTCCCAGCACAGATCATTTTGCCATCTTGCGTAATAGCCATATTCTCCAGGGCCAGCATTTTGTAGCGGGGCAAAGAAAGAGTAGTCGTAATCCTCGTCAACCAAAATTGAAGATTCACCTGGAGCAAATGCTTCAATAAGGCTTTCTGTATCTTCAGGACAAAAATCTTTGAATACCAACACTTTATGGTCTAAAAGTAGACAGGGATCGTCAATTATTCCATTTTCAATTATTTTACCAAAATTAGACATACGACAATTATAGCATTTTATATTTTAAAAATCTTATACAATTAAAAAATTGTTGTTAACCAACTAAATTGTAGATGTCCAATAACATATTCTCAATTTCTTGATGAGTAAACAGTTCTCTATTTTGTCTTGTTACCTCTGATAATAGTGACTCAACTGATGCCTTAACGCTAGCTAGCTTTGCGTCGTCTTTATTTAAAAGTAATCTACTCATATTTAGTCCTCATCGTTTTGTAGCATTTGGTGCGTGTAGTGCACAGCCAAAGCAACACCAGTAGCTATCATAGCTATCTTTCTTGTGTCACCTGACAGTGTAATAAATACTACCACGCTACCTGCTAATGTAAACGATAGTCCAGCTGTTTCTTTAGCGAACTTCTTAATGAAGCCCCATAAGTTGAACTTTCTTTCCATTGTACCCTCCTCGTATTTAAATATACTATTTCTTGTGAATTTTCCGTTTTCGTCTTCTTCTGGGCCGGCAATTTCTCCGGCTGCTTCTTGACCCTCTTCTTCTCGCCTGCTGCGTCCTTCAGTATTAGTACTACCAGATCCTCCAGAGCCACCTCCAGAACCACCTCCAGAGCCGCCTGTAGAGCCTCCAGAAGCTCCTCCTGTAGCTGCAGCTCCAACTACGCCAGCAACAGCTGTAGTAGCTGCTATAAGCGTTCTACGGCTTCCTACGTCAACCTGGGAACCTACAGCAACATAGTCGTCAAAGCCTTCTCCATAGATATCGACTTCTTGCTCAAGAGCATCTTTAATATCGTCTGGTGCATTAGTGAGGGCTTCTGCCAATTGGGCTTCTTGCTCTGGTGATACATTTGCCACATCTAGGGCAGCAAAAACCTCAGTAGCTTGGTCGGGGGTTATGCTTTCTAGAACTTTAGGGCTTGCGGAAAGTTCAGCTGATTGACCTGGATCAATGCCACCCTCTTGACCCGTGATCAAGTCAACGACTTGTGATACTTGGTCATTTGTAATTGTGTCTGACTCAAGGACATCTACGATGACACCAACTGATTCGGCATCCAGTTCATTGCCCAAGACAGCGGTGAAGGTTTCAACTAAAACTTCAGTGCTTACTTCTTCGTCAAAGACTGCACCAAGAGCAGCGCCAAGATTCTCTGCGGTTAGACCGTCCTCCAATACATCAACGATGAGGTCAATGGTTTCTGCGTCGGAAAGGTCACTGTCAAACACGCTGTCAAAGATTGCTTCTGTTTCTGACATGCTCAGGTTTGTTTCAAGCAAGTCTCCAAGAACGGTCATGGTGTCCGCAACCGAAATGTCTTCGTCAAATACGGCTGCCATAACTGTGTCTAGGTCGCCAGAACTAAGCGGACCATCAAAGATTGACACCAAAGCCGACACCATGTTCTCAGCAGAAGTATCTTCCGAGAACGCCGAATCCAAAACTGCCGTCAACTGTGCGCTAGTGATTTCTGCGTCTAGCATTGTTGTTAGTGCTTCGGTGAATACATCTGCTGAAACATCTTCGGTGAACACAGCTTCTAGGACATTGTCAAACTGAGCGTTGGTGAGTTCTGCGCCAAGGAGCGTGTCAAGAACAGCACCAACCTCGTCAGCCTCAATATCAGTAGTGAACGTATTTTCTAGGATATTGTCCAATATGACTGTCGTGATTGGCTCGTTGTCTTCTATGTCTGTGAAGGTATAATCATCTGGTGGAATTATTACTACTACCGTTTCGGTTTCTGTTGGGTCTATTCCAATTGGTTCTGAGTATTCTGGAATTGTCTCTGTTGGCAATTCAATTCCAGTTCCTGTTTCTACGGGAAGCGGCACCGTTGTGGATTCTGTTTCAGGCTCTGGGTATTGCGGGAGTGGCACTGTTGTACCGTTTGGGGGAGTCACGACGACAGGAGCGACGGTCGTACTGGTCGTAGTTGTAGTAGTAGATGAAGTAGTTGTCGGGTCAAGAACAATTGCATCAACGGTTACTTCAGGACCATACACACATGAACCTACGCCTGCATTAGAAAAGCAACTTTGATTTCCCGCTTTGACACCAAAGCGCACAGGTCCATATCCAGTCGTGACGGGATTACTTCCAGAGAACATCCCAGTGCTTAACGAGTAGTTGGTTCCTTGGTTAGTCCAAACTCCCCAACCACCTGATGTTGCTCCACCAATTACGGTTAGGTCGTAAAAACTAACCGAGTAACCGTAGATAGCGGTATTGCTTGCCGCCGATGCATCCCAATCAAGGTCAACACTTCCGTCTGCGTTTGCAACAGCAGTCAAGTTTGTAACTGGATTCAGGTAAGCAGCAGTGGGGGCAGGAATATCGTTTGGTACAAAAGATACAGTTGGACTGTATGCTGTTCCAGAAGCGTTGGTTACTTTTAGGCGATAGTAATAAGTAGTTGAGCCAGTCAAATCAGAAACAGTCGTAGAAACACTCGTATCTGATGTTCCAGTCAAGTTTCCAGCAACTGGCACATCAACTATAGTTCCAGAGAAGTCTGATGTAGTACTGTACTGAAACACTGCCGTAGCGCTGAAACCGTTTGGGTTAACTGTTCCAGTCAGTGTTACAGGACCGTCGTCAACGGTGACTGTTGGTGCCTCTGAGGAAATGGTTGGCGCTGTTGCTGAAAGAGTGCCAAAGTCAAATACAGCAGACTCTGTTGTTCCAGTTTCATTGGTTGCAACAATCTTTGCATAGTAGGTTTCGCTTGGGTCAAGACCAGTAATCTCTGCATCAATGGCTAATTCATCAGAACCAGTGAAAGTTCCCATTGATACCGAACTTGAAGTGCCAAAATCTGGGTCAGTTGAATAGACCAGTGTCGCAGTAGTCGAGAACCCCTTGGGGTTTACTGTTGAAGCAACAGTCGCAGATGTCTGGCCAATACCGCTTACCACTGGTGCGCCTAGAACTGGAGCATTATTTCCTTCTGCTGAGAGTACATAGCTAATACGGAAAGAAGTTGAAGCGCCAGCACCAAGGGTTGGAACCTGTAGAGCAACATAAAGACCAGCATCAGCACCAAGTTCGCCGACATTACCCAAGTATGTTCCGCTAGTTGCAAGCGTATTACCAGCATTCCAAATGTCAGCAGGGTCTGGAGAAGAAAATCCACCAGTTTGTCTGGCCACACGAGCGCGAGCATCAAATGACTGCAGAGCAATGAAGGAGCCGTTTCCCCAGCGCGATGTTGCTTGAGCCTCTGTACCTTGACCAGTAACCGCATTACACGAATAAAACATGCCTGTAGTTATTGTTGAGCCGCCACATGTCATGTCGCCGTTTCCAGTTGCATTATCTGGGTCAAACCCACGACCAAAATAAATGTCGCTAACAGCAGAGTCAGTCGTATTGGTGAGCGTCACGTCTGTATGTAGAGCCTGCCCTGCGGTTGGCACGCAGTATCTCTGGGAAATACTGACACCGTTATAAGGGCTTGCGCTATTCCATGAAACACACTGAGAAGAACCCGAGTTCTGGTCATCAGAAACTGCTCCAGAGACTCCAGTCTGACCATGGTCGTTTCTACCAAGGCTTGAACCAACCTTCACCTGCCAGCCCTCAAACGGAGAACCAGGGCAGAAATAGTCGCCGTCATCTGTTGTCGTTCCCCAGCCGTCCATTTCTCTGTCAACACGAAAACCCAAACATGAAGATGGGTTCTGGTGAAAGCCGGATGGAACTCCTGTTGAACCAAATGCTCCGTTTGCACGTACGCCAACCTCGGCAAATTCTCCCTGCAAGTATCCTTGGCTGTTAGCTATCTGGGTGTTTGTTGTAAATGTTGCTTGGGCTGGACTGGAAACTGGGACAAAAGATCCTATCAAAAATAATGGAACAAAAATCCATGCGGCTTTGCGCGTAAAAGCATATTTCAATCTAGTAGTTATATTCATTTGCCCTCCGCAAATAATAGTAATGACTAGATAATAAATATTTTGATTAATCTATACCAAGAAGCCAAGAATTAAAAGCTTTCTTCTTTCCACTTTCCATATAAGAACTTAAATCAGTAAGTTCTTTTAGTGCTCTAGTTTCAGCTTGTGCTTGTGTTGGTTTAGTGTTAGTTTCGAAAGAAAAAACACCATACTTTTTGAACCAGTTAACCAACACATTAAAAGTTACATTAACGTCAACATCATGTTTCCAAGTATTTTCTGTGCTTACATTCCAAGGGTTCAACATAAAACCTTTCTGTGGCCAAGGTTTACTTAAGTCAGTCACTATAGACATTTGAGGTATGTATGGAAATTTGATACTTGCATTTTGCTTAACTAAATAATCAGGAGACAAACTGAATTTAGATTTCATCATCCAAACTTGGTTTGCTGGGATCCTTGCCCAGTCTGCTAGATAAGAAGACGCATTTATCTTATCCGCTATGTCATATACATCTTGTCCTGCTGCGTTTTTTCTTAATACTGGATGATTTGCCTCGATTAATGCTATTGCTGATTTTTGAGCAGCGGGCGAAGAACTAGAGCCCTTAGCTTTAATTTCTTTTATAATATTTTCATCTTTGATGAAAGCTTCCCACGCATATTTTTTGTTATTTTTTGTAAGGTCTGGTTCTCCATTTGCGTTATAAGGAACTGACCAAAGAAGTGACGAACCAAGCCAACCATTTTTTTTATCAAAACTATCATTATAGTTTCCTTCTGGTTTGCATCTTAATTGAAAAAACCCCATATGCTCAGACCCATTGGCTACACCTATACCTATTTGGTTGTAAGTATAATTCCCTTCTCGAGAAGAAATTCCCGTAAGAACAGCAGCTACCGCAAAAGAAAAATTCCCAACCAATGGATGGATCATCATTTCAAAATATTCATCGTAAGTTAAATAACCACCTCTATTGGCTTCAGATGAACCCTTGTATGGTTGAGCCATTGTAAATATTTTAGGAGAAAGACCGTCTAATTTTTTGAGGCTAGGAAGCACCGTAAATTTACTGCTAGTTACTGTTGCTTGTCTGCCAAAAGCACCACCTCCTGTTTGAAGTGGCGTTGAACTTTTACGTGCAGGAGCATCAAAGTTTGTAGAAAAATATTTTGAATTAAGAGGAGTTGTTGACCCTACTTCTGGACTAATACGTTCTTTAAATTCTTTTGGAAAAATATCTGCTGGAACTAGTGGGTTAAATATACTTCCTGTAGTTAAAAGTTTAAAAATAAGATTTAAATTTTTTACAGTTACTGCCTTATCAATTGCATCAAGTTGATATGCCGGTCCTCTCAAACCAGAAAGATCAGCAAATACATCTAATTTTGTTCTTGTATCTTCTGCCCCGAAAAGTTCATGTCTTTTAAAAAGTATCTCTGCAGCGAGGTCAACCGATACTTGTAATGCTCGTTCAAAAGATCCAAGAAAATTATTAGATACTGAACTTGATGAATTTGATGAATAAAAATTTGGAGTAGCTGAATCATTATTTTTATTAACAATAATTTGTTTTACCGGAAGACTAGTTAAGGCCGGCGTTGAACTTACTTTTTTTGTCGCGCTAACTATGTTTGGATTAACTTTATTTAAAACTGGTTTAATAGCTGAAGATTTTTTGAGATCTTCCATTTTACTTATAACCAAGGGGGTAGCAAAAGCTACTATGTAATATGTTATGTGCCATTGATCATCAAACAATCGTTCTCTTGACCAGCCATAGTTCAACATATTATTAGCCATCCAATCGATAGCTTTTTTATTTTTAAAAATATCGTTATGCAAATCTACAGATATGCCCCAACCATGATTCGACATCCCGGGTGTCGCCATAGGTGGATCTCCAGCTTTAGAATATTCTCTTTTTTTATACCACCATTTTCCGCTGTCATTAGGGTGTAAAGAATTTGGCCACCAATACTTTATATAATCATTACCAACAAAACTCCCACCATATGCAGAAGAAGATCGGCTGACACCATCTTCAAGTACAGGGTTAGCCGCCACTGTCGGGAACTCATGGTTGTTAATAAATAGTTTTCCGTTACGCCTCCATTCAGGTTTATCGGCGAAATACGCTGGGTATCTTCTATCGTATTTTCTAGACCACGGAGTTGGTGAATACTTTTGTTTAAAGTTTTTTACTGCGTTGTTTAAATCTCTAAAAGCTGAAGTGACTCTTAGTTTATATTTTGTTGCGGCATAAAGGTCATCTGCCATTATTTTGAAAGATATTGCAGCTGTTCCGAGAGAGTTTAAAATTTTCTCCAAGACCAAAGCTTTGAAGGGTTGAGCTAAAGTGGGAAGCTACCCCATTTTCATTAGGTACGTATAGACCAGAACTCTTATCGTAATGAGTCCATGTTTCAAATGGGTCTCTACTTAGTTCCCTTATTGGCCAATCATTTCTTGTTTTTAAACTCATTGTGATTTATACACTCCTCTTGCGCCATCTAAGCTAAAACCTATCGGTGTTATAAATTTAGCTGAAGCTTTTCTTTCTTTAACATTTGTTTTTTCTGATTCAGGGCCAGAGTATCTAACATAATTTCTTGTAGCATCAATATTGAGATAGTCTGACGGAACAAAAATTTTACCTAAAGGATATGTTCTTCTTAAAGTTTTATTCCAGACCATTCCATACCACCAGTTGCCATTTATTATAAATGTATTTGGATTATCAAAGATTGCAGCTTGAGTAATGTTTAGTGTTGCAGAAGCTATTTGGAACCACTCTAAACCATTCCACATATATATTTTATCTGTATCAGTTTCATATATTGTTTCAGAAAATCCTGGTGCCACAGGTCTTTCCGTAGACAAACACTTGTATGTAACATTATATTCTTGTGTTTGCGATTCCGACAAAGAAACTCTGAATTCAAAAGAGTCACCATTTCTCCAAATTAATTTGTTCCTCAAAGATAAACCAGGACCATGATCCGTCACCCTATTCTCACACGGCGCTTGCCTGTATCTATCGACTGCTAGTTCAGGAATAGATTTCATTCCACCATACATAGAAAAGAAACACACCGCCAAAGAATCTGTTTCTCCAGTGCACTTAGGTGCGTCCCTCTCTAAACCTATTTTTCCGATATTCTTTACCAATCCCGCATCATCTGATATATTAAATTCTAAAATCCAAGAAGTGTGTGAAGCTATTTGAGATATAATTAAATCTTGTTTTAATGATTTAAATTTTGTTCCAGCAAACTCAGCGTCGCGTGCCCATAGACCGTCGTTAGATTGAAGTGTTGTTTCATTCTTCACTGGATCATTAATAACTATTACGCCATCAGTAGGTGGTTGAACAGTTTCATTAGGTGGAGTTACCTCTGGGTTTCCAGGAATTACTGGAGCTGGCTTTGGCGGCGTGACTCCTGGAGTTGGATTTGGGTTTACTGGTTTAGGTTTTGTTGGCTTAGGTTTTGGAGCCGGCGTTGGAGAAGGTGCTGGAGCCACTGGAGCTACTGGCGTATTTGGATCAGGTATAGTTGTGAACGTTATGCTATCCCACTTACCTGCGTTACCAGACCAAGATTTGCCGGCAGATGACTTAAGAACATGGGCCCCAATCATGACACTTATATCTGTGTTATAAGGCAAAACATTTTTAGGCGTAATAGTTATACTGTTGTAGTCCAAGAAAGAAACTTCAGAACTAAATATATCTATTTTAGCTAAAGCTTTAGAAGTATTTTTTTTGTAGAAGAAAATAGATCCAGTATTTCTTACCATAGACAAGTCAAAATTTAGTGTTAACTTAACATCTATGTTAACTTTTTGATTATCATTTTCAGGGGTTAATGAAGTAACTGAATATGATATGAATTTTGGCTCAGGAACTGTTGGACCTAAAGGAATAGTAGTCGTAGGAGGCGCAACACCATCTCTTTGATCTGGAAGAGTTATCTTAGGAACGGGGACTGTTGTGACCGGCACTGTTGTCACAATCGTACTTGACGGTGATCCGTTAGCAGGAGCTGTAGTAGTGGAAGGTGTGACCACTGTTGTGGTCGTAACTCCATTAGCAACAACAGTTGTTGTAGTAGAAGTGCCATTTGGAGCAACTGTTGTAGATGTACTTGGGACGTAAGGTGGTAGCACTGGAATTTTTGGCGGAAAAACAATAGTTGTAGTAGTTATAGAACCATTTGGATTCTTGACTATAGTTGTTGTAGACTGTTGTGCTGGCAGAGTTGTTGTAGTAGTTGCCCTGGGTGTCGTCGTGCTTGTTGTAGTGGTTGCTATCGGTCTTGGAGCGCCAATGCCAGCTGCTCCAGCTCCAGGCCTTGCGCCCGGTGCAGCTGGTATGTATGTTGTTACAGTTGTTGTAGATGATGGCAACGAAGTAGTAGTCGTCCCAATCGGCACTGTAGTTGGAGTTGTTGAAGAAGTAGGCGGAATATTAATAGGTGCAGTCGGGATCTTCGTAATTAAACCATCTACGATACCAACATAATTTGGTGGGTGTATACCATCGTAAGGAGCATCAAAATCACCAACAAATATATAACCATATTTTTTGCAAAGCATTTCTAATTTAAGATTAAAATATGTTCCAGGATACTTATCATTCAATTGTTTAGATATTCCTATAACATAAACTAAAGCAATTTTTTTTCTATCTGTAAAAGGTTTTATATCGTCAAATTGCAATTTTGCATCACTTAACGCGCCGCTCACATCACTAGCTTGTTTTATTTGGTTTGATGCTCCAGTAGATAGCCATAATATTCTATTGTTTAATTGCTTGTCTTTCTGATCTATGTATGTAAGAACACGATATATTCTGTTCCCAACTTCATACATATTATCCCCACTTTTATGATGATACCCATCCCAAGCACAAAAATAGCTTCTTAAATCCCCAGGAAACAAGGTTTCATCTTCACAAGCATAAATATTCTTTTCACCATTGCTGTAAAGAAAAACGTTTGGCACGACTTGTGAAGTTTCCACTCCTGGATTCAAAAAATCATATCTATCAGACAATCCTTTTGCGATGCTATCTCCAACTATAATCGGAACCTTGTTAGTTATAGTTGTTACGTTTGGTCGAGTTATTGTTGTTGTCGGAGACAGATCATCTCTTTGATCTGGATAAACTATTTTAGGAGCGACAGTTGTAGTGGTAGACTTTGGCGCAACAGTTGTTGTTGTTGACTTTTTGGGTATAGTTGTTGTGGTAGTTGCTTTAGGTATTGTTGTGCTAGTTGTGGGTTTTGCCGGGATAGTGGTTGTTGGCGCAGAAGGAACAGTTGTTGTTACTGGAATATCTTTTCTTATATTTGAATTTCTTAATATTTCATCTATTTTTGCTCTTTCTTTTGTAACACCAGAACTTAAAAAACCTCCAACTTTTCCCGCATCGTCTCCTAACACTGGCACCCAGGTTGGTAGACTGTCTGGCAAAAAATTTTTTAACATAGTAGTTCTAGTGTCTAAAATTGTTTCGGTACCAGGAATAAACATTATGTTAAATGGAGAAATGGTTGTAACTGAAAGTTTTACTGGATAAACTTTGTTGTCTAATCTAGTAACACGAGCCCAATAATTTGCCGGCTTATTATCTGGAGTTGCCGTTCCTAAAGGCCATTTCTCGACCTTTTTAAATACGTCAACAGTATTTTTAGTTCTGCTCGCTACGGGATTAAACGGGAAGGTAGAACCTGGATTAATTGAATAATAAGAATTATTGAATGTAAACTCTCTAGTCTCAAGTTTGTTGTATACATAATCTAGGTCATTTAAAATTACAATTTTTCCGTTTTTCATTACATCAGCCAAAGGGCCAGGTGCTGGTTTAAGACTATATTTATATAATGAATCTTTTTGAAATACCGTTAATCTAGATGTATTCAACATTCTTCCATTAAGTTTATCTAACAATGGAACAAAATTTTTCTCTACATAATTTTTGTATTCTGGCGAATAGTATATCACAGAATCGTAAGGGGCCTCAGAGTACTTAAGTATCCCTAATGGGTTGCTTGATATCTTGCCCGAGCCATATTCCATTAAATCTGAATAGTTTATTGATTTAACATTTTGAAATTTTTCTACTACTATATGACGTTCAGAAGTCTTCTCGTGCGCAACAATATTGTTTTTCATCTGTTCTGGGTAAAGTGTATTTTTGTTTTTACTTAAAATTTCTTTTCTAAAACCCCATACGTAATTATAGTATCTAATGATCTCGTCAACAATGGGCTGTTCGCCAATAGTATCTTGTTCCACAATTCTTTTTTTTGTAAGAATAGCTGGACCCCTTATCCCAATATAATTTAATGTATCTGCTATTATTCCGCCGTAACCTCCCAAGTCCGTAGGATTGACTACTAACACAGTTGGTCCATTAATTTTAGGTATAATATTATTATCCCAAGGAGAAGATCCAATTGGTTTAACTGGCGTAACTGTAGTGGTCTTTGTTATCGGCTCTACAACAGTTTCCCAGTAGCCACCACTTCCACCTGGAATTATTGAGGGAATTTCAACATTTTTGCCAGATTCATCAACACCAGTTATTGTGTTACCCCCCCCGTTCCCTGGGTCTGGGACCCATACTCTTTTTGGCGTGGTAGTAGGTACGGTTTTTGGCACAGTTGTTGGCACAGGCTTAAATTCATCTACTTCTTCCGTTGTTCTATCTGTGTATTTACTTGGCTTAGTTTTTGCTGCGTAATAAACTAATGTATTTTGAAAATCTGGATCAGTTTTAGGCATATCGCTACACCAGCTCCACCCATAGCTTGCGCCATTAGTTTTAATGAAATTAATTATTTTATCATTATTGTTTTTTATCTGGATGCAAAGACCAGTGCCAAAAATATTAAACCCAGGAAGGGGGTTGTACTTTATTATAGTTGTTGGGTACCACTTCACCCCAGCATAAATTCTTCCGTTTTTTACTTCTGGAATACCAGAAGCTTTAGAAACATTAGTCGGAGTCTTGCTGTTTATTGCTTTAAATTCTTTTTCTTGAACAGATAAAGTTTTATATACAGTTGTATATTCTATTTTTATCCCTTGTTTTTTTGCAGCTTGCACCATGTCGTCCAGTGTCCACGCTGGTGCGAAAGGAAGCTTAATAGATGATTTATAAAAATCTTTTTCCGGCAATGTTCCGTTATATGCGCCATAACTTTTTGCTTCAGTGGTATAAAGATACCTTAATATTTTGCCAAAATATATAATTTTTGGTCGTGACGTAAGTTGCGGTACTATAGGGATAGCAGTTGCATCAAACCCCCCCTGATCGCCAGGCAGCTTATACTGAAGCGGGTTAGCCGGCAAACTATTTACATCTACTCTTGTTACACCCATAGAAAATAAACCTTAATTTAATAGTTTAGATATACTAATAGTAACTAAGAGAAGCTTATGCTATCTAAAATTCTTACGAACCCAATCAGGATATGTCTCGTCTACCTCATAGTATTTTAGTGGGAACCTATCAAATGGATCCATACCCTCGCTTATTCTGCGAAGTATCTCTTTATCATCTTTAAATTCTTCTAGATTGTATTCAGTATGAGCAAAAGATTCTATCTTATTCTTTATGTTTTCAATGTCTGTGAAAAAAGAAAAATGCCAGCCAGCGTCAGGTATCGTATACCAGGTTCCAGCTCTCAACTCTTGGCAAGATTGAGCCTCTACATCTTTAAATCTAGCAGCAATTGGTCTAGCCCCCTGATTGCAGTGTTCCGGAACTTGCCAGTTATAATTCCAAAAATATTGTTTAACATCTAATCTAGCTGGCGTTTCAACTAGCTTTAATTGATTAATAATATTTGAGCTAATTATTTCATCCGCGTCAGAAATGATTACAATATCATCTGCTTCGGCTTTATCTAGGCCAAAGCGAATAGCGTTGCGTTGGTAATGTTCTCTTTCCCAAGGGGACTTAACGGTGGAAAGATCTGGAGAATTGAAATGTATTTTAATTCTAATTATTTTATCTTCCCATTTTTTAACCCAATCAGGTAGTTGGTCAAGGTAAAATGGTTTTTCTTTTCCAGTAAATGTTTCGGATGCTTCAACTATAACAAAGTGATCGACAATATCACCTAGTTCTTCAAATCTTACGCGAAGCATCTCTTCTTCATTAAAGTAAGTGAAACAATCAAATATTTTCATAGATACGAACATCCTTATTATTGAATAACGAATATCTTTTTATTTCTTTTTCGATCTGCGAATCTACGGTAAATTCAGACTCAAGATTAGATGCCCACTTACCAGGGTTTACCGCCAAAATAAAACCACCTGGTTTTAAAACTCTTTTAATTTCTTGAGCTATTTGATGATAATTGTTGTTAAATATTTCTGGGTCATAATTAATTGAAATAAATAAATCAACACAATCATCAGAAAACAACATCGGATTTAAACCAGCTGGCCAGTAGTAGTTATTCTCGCTATTTTCCCATGGTGCCTCAAGTGCACTCCACAATCGCATTGCGCCGATCCCATGCTCTGTTGTATAGAGAATGTTCGCTAAATCCATGTCCTCTTGATAACAAACAGTAAAAGAGTTATTTTTAAAAATGTCTCTTATTATATGTGCTACATGATTCCAGTTCATTTACTTGACAGGCTTAATTGCGTCTACCTTAAGCCAACCCCATTCATCTCCACGTTTAACATCTAATATTTCAAAACCCATTCTCTCAAAATCGTCTTGAAGCATTCTATGAGTTAAGCCAACAAAGTGAAAATCAAAAGGATTTAGTTGCTCGGCAAAAAAGATCTGTTGCATTCTTCTATCGCCATCAAGGGAGTCCATTTGAAGTATTTGGTTGCAGGCCAATAAGAAGTCTGGAACTTCAATTCTAATCATCCCACCAGGCTTAACTATTCTGCACCATTCGGCCAAAACAGCTTGGTATTCTTTCCACGGAAAATGCTCAAGACACTCTGAGTTATATACGATGTCTGCAAAATTATCTGGAAGATTAATCTTTCTAGCATCGCACACTACATCGACTGGAACATAAGTTTTATTAGCGTGGTCATACAGTGGTGTTGGATCTATATCAATATGAATCCAGTCTGGACCAAGATATGTTCTAGTGCCAATTACAACTTTTGTGCCTGCGCCTTGTGGGATAGTTTCTAATCTCATTTTTCCTACGTTCTTAAGGGCCAGACAGGCATCTTTGTAATATCTATTTCACTTAAAATTGGATTAGCACTATCTCTTGCTGAGAGGATAGGATCTTGCACAGACCATTCTGCACCGATCATTTTATCGTCCCAAGCAACTCCAAGTTCGTCAGCTTGATTGTAATAATTATCTACCAAATAAGTTAAGATCATATCTGTAGTAGCAGAAAAACCATGGGCAACTCCTGGTGGAATATACAATCCAAGATTATTATCTCCTGTTAAATCTACTGAATATATCTCACCTTCTGTTGGTGACCCTATTCTCATGTCATAAATAACTGATCTTGCTTTGCCAAAAGGAACATACCAATAGTCAGACTGATGCAGATGGTAATGAAATCCAGCTAGGGCACCTGCAGATTTAGATGATCTATTTGTTTGTATTACTTCTCTTGATCCCGGTATCCAATCTCTTCTATAAGATTCGGTGAAGAAACCTCTATCATCACCAAATTTTTGTGGCTCTACTAAGAAAGCACCTTTAATATTTGTTTCTTGTACATTTGCGCCCATTAGATTATTCTTCCTCTGTAAAAATTAGTCCATCTAGGGACTTTGATAAGATCAACTTCTCTACCCAGAGCAGCAATGTATACTGTTTCTGGATTTTCATTTAGTCCTTTAAGTTCTGGCTGTGATTGGTACCACTCTTCTAGGTAGATGGCACTCCAGTCTTCAAATCTAGTTACATTAGGACTATGGTATGTGACATTCGGGCCAACGTAATATTTATTCCACTTGTTAACCCAATTAACAACACCTTCGTTAATTCTATTTTTAGAAGCGGGATCGTTTGAACTAGTCGAATCATGCCCAACATGGATGGATGGATCAGCTATCATCTTCCAGCCATCAAGTCTAAGACGAGTTTGATAATCTACTTCTTCTTGGTGACCAATCTTAGTATCAAATCCACCAATTCGCAAGTACGCTTGCTTCTTAAGCATCCAGCAGAAGCCAACTCCCCATAGTATTTCTGTGTACTTAGGTCTTGGAATTTGATAAGCCCCACCGTTAGGAAAGGCCATTGCAACTTCTAAGTTTGTAGCAAGATAGCCTGCAAGTTTTTCGTCCCATCCATGAGTTGCTACATAGGCATCGTTGTCTAAGTAGCCAACATAATCTGTTTCTGCCCACTCTAATATTTGATTGACTGCTCCAACGTATCCACTATTGCTATCTAAGAATCTTGGAATAATTCTTGAATCTTCACTAACGTGTCTTTCAATTACTTCTCTAACACCTGGATCCGTGGATGCATTATCGATAACTAGAAATCGCCAATCAGAAGTAGAGCATTGTCTCATGTTAGTGAGCATCGTGTTTAACTTGTCAGGATTATTGTAGCTAGCAGTGCCCATATCTATTCTCATGGCTTTACCCACCACTGTCCATTTTCATGTCGGACAAATCCTATTTGAACTAACATTGTATCCCATTCCCATTCGTATTTATTATTGATAGAAAGGTGCATCGGGATAGAATTCCCGTGCTCCGCATCCCCTATGCCAAATGCATTATGAGGGATAAACACACCGTTTTTCTTTAAGCAGTTAAAAATAGCCAATGCCCATTCGTCTACGTTTACAACGTGCTCTAAAAAATCTAAAGCAACAACGCCATCAAACTCGTTTACGCCAATTTTTGGGGCAAAAGTATCGGTGAATATAATTTTTATACCTAGATCAGGACGCTTGCTAAATCTATGCTGAGCAAAACCGGCTGTTTTGCTGTCCTCTAGATCATGGTATGTAGTATTTAATCCTTCTTCGGCCATTCTCAAGCTCAGTGTACCGATACCGTCACCAATGCTCAGGACATCTTTCTTCCCAGCATGCGCTAGTCCCAAACTAATACCCTCACACATGCCCTTGTAGTTAAAGCCATCATCTAAGTGATATGAAGAAAGCTCCCAAATATAAGTATCTGTATTTCTATACCAATTAAGAAGAGAGTCTGGATCATCTACATTCGTATTGGTGGAAGTAAAATCTTCTGCGACCATGTGGTGATTAGCATGAAAGCCTAAAGATAAACGCTCTTTAACCTTATCTAATCTAATGCCCAAATATTCTGATATGTCGTTTGCTTGTGTTTCTAAGTTCACTTTTTTATTTTTTCCCATTCCAAATAGCATTTTTCTAAACCATACATATAATCAGTCATGTATAAAGATGTTCCATCTTCCCAAGTGGTATCCTTGGGTCTTGCTACAATGCTGGTGAAATAAGTATAGGATACTGGTTTAATTTCAGTATCTAGTTTACCACGAGAAGCTGTTTTTATATCACTAGCTATAGAAAATCTTGAACATTTTATTGGATTACCTATGTGAGTAATTTTTTGATCATTTTCTTCAAAACGAAGAGCGGCGTCCCAAAGCAACATAGCAGCGTCGTAAGCAAAGACTGGAGAAAAGAATCTATCATCAACTTGAAGCTGCTCTTTTTTTTCCATCATAATTTCTAATGGATTTTTTCTGCCTATATCCTGGAAAGGTCTTACGCCAATAACAAAAGTTAACCTAACTATTTTTACATTATTATATGAAATAATAAGTTCTTCAGCAAGCGCTTTTTGCCTACCATACCATGTAACAGGATCGGGTTTGGAGTTGGTATTATAATTAGCATTTTCTCCGCTAAAAATACCCTGCGTACTAACTTGTATTAATTTTTTATTGTTATCACTAACCCATGTAGCTAAAATAACAGGCAGGTTTACATTAACATGTACTGAGTCATGTGGGTTTTCCTCTACAACGTCGACTATGTTTTGCCCTGCTAAGTTGATGATTACATCGGGAGAGTTAGCATTAAGCCAAGCTTGTATATTATCTTCGCCAACGTTTAGTTGCGACCAAACTCCATCCCCTTTTGTTCTCGTGAAAATAGCATCAGCCCATTCAGGCTTATTGACCATCATGTGCTGGCCTATTATACCACCAGCTCCTATCACAACAACTTTTTTATTTTGCATCTTTTGAGTCCTTCATCTTTTATTTTAATTTTTCTATATAGGGTAAAATTGGGAAAAAATTTTTAGGGCCAAATTGGTTTTTGACCTTTTTCTAATAGCCGGAAAAAGTAGTTGTGATAACACTACCCTCTCTTTGATCAAGAGGTGGTAGTTCTTTTCTAACCAAAACTCTTTGCACCCATCTATCGGTCCCATCATATCTTGCTTGGAAAGGTTTTCTACCATGAATTGTTTTTCTATTATCTATAACTAATAAATCACCTGTTTTTAATACGATTTCTTTTGTGCATTTTTGGATTGCATCTTCAAGTTCTTCAAGAACTAATCTAGCCAGATAGTCATTCGGCTTCATCACAGTTGCATCGTAAGTAAAAGTTAACATCCCATCAGCTTCTCCAATTATAGAAATAGGTATCTCCTGATCCTCTTCTCCATTTGTCCTAAAGCTAAGATCTATTCCTGTTGTAAACATTTTTGACTTCAACATATGTTTAGTCTCTACCCTAATATGCTTAAGTATGTCAGACAAATTAGCATAAGTAGTTACCGCCTGAGGATCGCCTCTAAGGCAAAACAAAACTACATAATCTGGCTTGTAAGGGTGGAATGCAGTCTCCGTATGAAGAGCTAGTTCAGTCTTAGATGAAGTAGATATCTGCTGATACTCAGTCTTATGAACGGGAACTATGTTCTGTATTATTTGACCGTTTTGTTCCTGGATATAACCAATCGGATGACCATATTTTTTGACATGATCAAGAAGAATTAGGGTGCTTTCTTTTGAGCTAGCGTGCTTGGGCGAACTGATAATCGGCGTAGCTGGCGTTGGAGGCACATAGCCAACATCTAGATTTTCGTAAAGAAAAATTCCCATAAAATACTTTTAAGACGACAAAACCTTTAGTATTAAAAAGAATACTTTGCTCAGATTGTCAGGAGCAATACTAAAAACGTGTTCTTTTTCAAGGGTTTTAATTGTTATACAATGTACGTCTACTAAATCTCCATTTGAAGTTATAGAAGCTGTAGGCTTAGATATGGAAATGTCAGTAATAGTTGGCATAAAGCCATCGAACATCCCGTTATTTTCCATGCTACATTATAGCACAGGTTACTTCTTTTTCTTTGCCGCTCTCATATTGTCTATTAAATTTGGATAGGGGCGACCAGCAGCTTTTGCAGACGCTTTAGCTGAAGCCTTGGCCTTAGACGAAAGCTTCTTTGGCTTCTTACTTGGACTCGGGCTGTCCCAAACGGCTACTTTTTTTGCAGCCATTACGATATCTTTAATATGAGATATATTTGGACTGCGTGAAGAGCGAAGTAGACACAGTTTAATCCCCAGCCCTTAAAAGAATTTTTGTTTATATGCCAGTGCATGTCGTGAGGGTTGTGGCTTTGACCCATATTGGAACCAGCAGAAGCTTGGCCACATGAATCCCCGTTATCAACGTGATGATTTATATTTGTGCAGTTCATAATTATTTTTTCCTGTTAATCTTTCTAAGTGTTTTAGCAAGGTTTGCTTGCTTTACAGTTAAGGGACTATATTTATCTGGATTCTTGGTAACAGCTGATGCCATCCCAGCCACAGATTTGCCGGCTTTTTTAGCTTTTGCGGTAAAAGCTCCAGGCCTTTTGATCGCACCCTGTATCCATTTCTTATCTTTTTTTGCTGCCATTATTATCTCGCGTTGCTTTAACTTTTTCTCCTGTTTTAAATTTTAGATTTTCTAAATTAAACTGGTTAGTAATATGATTATTAAGATGTGTGTCTATCTTAGCTTCTATATGCGATATATCATCATCTATATCTGCAATGTCTTCTTTTATAGAATCTAAGCGATCTTTGACAAAGCCGTGGTCACGAACATTCTCACGACGCCCCTTCTCTATGAGAAGCATCAAAACGCCAAACGCGCCAGTAACAGCGGAAGCCCATACGATTTCCATTAAAGACCAAGCAATTCTTTGACCTTTGGTCCAGCAACCGAATCTGCAGGAAGTTTATTAGCTACCTTGAAAGCTTTTACAGCTGCATCTGTTGCTGCATCTTTTTGGCCATTGATTTCACCCTTGTAAAATCCCTTTGCCTTAAGTGCTTCCTGGAGTTTCTGTATATCTCCACCACCCGAAGCTGCTGGGGCAGCAGAACCTGCTGGCTTTTCCCAGTTGTTCTTAGTCATCCATTCAACTACTGCTGGGGGAGGAGTATCACCATTTACATATCTCAGATGCCATGGCTCTGAAGGAACAACTTCCCATGAGAAACCAAACTTCTTGACATTCGCGATCATCCAGTTAAGACGCTTTGGTTCCGATGCTGAGTGAATATCAACAGCCAAACCCAAATTATGCTGGCTCTTACCAGGAGTAGCCAACATAGCCATACCTTTTTTAAGATACCAGGTCTTGCCTTCAAAGGACTTTGTACTTGTTCCAGCAACTGGCTCAAGCTGATATCTTTGTTTAAAACCAGCAAGCTGGCTCTCATAAGTCCTATACGTATCGCCTGCTGAAGTAGGCTTTAATTCTAAGCCATCAGCTTTTGCTGCTTCATCCATTGCATTATAAGCAGCTGCTGCAAGCCAATGCATTTTTCCACCAGCCTCAATCGGACGCAAAAGGTGTGCAGGCAGTTTGCCTGGCTCAATCCCTTTTAAATCTTTTGGAAGTACTACTGGAACTATATAATCCCAAGCGAGTTTACTCATTTTAGTTCTCCTTAGTTTTTTTGCTAGCTTTTTTTGGGGCAGCTTTTTTAGCTGCCTTTTTAACCGGCTCTTGTTTTGCAGCAGGCGATACATTTTGTGCGTACTTAGACATAGTAATAATAATCCTTGATTTATTTTATTTTTCTATTTTGAGTTTTTCTTAGGACGATTCTTTTTTCCGTCAAACATTGGGGTAGTCATACCCTTTTGCATCAAGCCAGTAACCTTTTGCTTCTTCGAAGCAGCAGCTGCTGGGTCTCCTTTACTAGTCTTTTTTTTCATAGCCATTATATTATTTCTTCTTCTTCTTAGCCATAGCTGCCTGAATAAATGGTGGAAGCTTCTTTTGAGCGGCGGTCATGCCAGCTTTTGCTGCTGGAGCCTTTTTTGCTGCTGCTGGTGCTTTCTTTTTCATTGCCATTGTTTTCTCCTATTTTGATTAGTTGATTTATATATTAACAATCCCATTTGCGCAGAGACAAAGCTTTGCGAGTGGGACGACCTTTAGAATCCTTCATTGGCCCCGGCATACCGCCCATGCGAGCACAAAATGACTTACGTCGAGCCGCCGCTTTAGGTGACTTCTTTGCCTGCTTAGATGACACTGGCGGCTTTAGTGTACCACCAGTCTGAGCCTTGTATGACGCACGGCCTTTAGCGTTCAAACCACCAGCAGGATTCTTGCCCTCTTTACGTTGCCAAGCAGCAGTTTTAGCCATTACTTTTTTCCTTTTTTATTTTTATTTACCTTTGGCGACTTACGAGGCTTTGGTGCGCTCTTTAGTTCCACACCATGTAAGAAATTATTTTGCCCCATTCTGGGACCAGCTATGTAAATGCTTTTTTTCATAACCATAATTAAATTATCCTTTAAAAAGTTTCAACTAAATTTTTAACAGCTATATTTCTTGACATTGTGTTAGCAGTTAGTGTGGTTTTTCTAAACCATTTTAAAACGATATTATATCTAGTACCGCTTTTAACCTGATTTACACCATGTAAATACATTGCGTTTGTTGGGAACGTAACAACCTCTCCGGCCTTAGGGCTTATTACTAAATCATATTCTGGGAATACAATTTCCCCACCTTCATAGTCATCATTTAGATAAACTAAAGAAGAATAATCAGATAAAAATCTAGGTATATGAGTATGCCAATGTGGGTCTGAATCATTTATTTCTAAAGCTAATTCAGAATTATTATACTCACTGTCAGAATGTATAGTTTGGAAATCTCCAATAGACCAAACCCTGCCCCATATTTGGGGGTCACAAACCAATCTTTGCCCGTACTTATATTCAAGCCTATCTTTTACTTGATTAATTAAGTTAAATAAAACTGGCTTAAGATCATCAGAAATAGTAAAATATGGCACTGCTTTGACAGTAACGGGATCACCATTTGGATAATAGTCACAGCCTAAACCGTTTGGCATCAGGTCGTTCCAGTCATCAGGACACTTCATGTGTCCCAATAAACTGTGAACGTCTTCGGTTGATATTACATCATTATTTATAACAATATTATCTACAGAACCAATACCCATAGCAACTATTTCTTCTGTCTCTTCTCCAAAGCTTCAGCTATATCAGATAACTTAAATACTATCTTCCAAAAAAAATCAGTTAGACTAAAATATTTTTTACTCATTGTTTTTTTTCTTTGGCTTATCCGATACGGGTTCTCCTAGAACCTTAACTGGAGCTGCGTTACCTTTAGAAACTTTTCTGAATTTAGCCAAAGCCATTTATTTAGCAGACTTTTTTGGACGACCCTTGCTTGCCTTAGTCGAACTTGCTGCGCGTGCAGCGTCTTCGGGACGAGGACCGACCTTGCCTGTCTTAGGAGCAGTGGCCTTCTTAGCAGCTTTTGCAACTTCCTTCTTTGCATCTGCAACGATATTCTTAGCTGCGTCTTTGGCTATTTCGGCTACAGCGTCTGCTTGGTTAACAAGATCATCAATGATCTTCGCTTGCGCTTTTGCCATAGGGCCGTCTGCTTGTATCTTTTGTGCCTTGAAGATTACTTGCTTTATTTTGCTTGCCATTTTCTTAAACATGTTACCTCTGTTTTTGTCTTGTGATGATAATAGTAATATTATATATTATATAATTATAATTTGCAACTAGCTCTTACTTATTGCCCTGTTGTGATTCTTTAATTAAAGAATATCTGTCACCAGTTTCTTTAGAAACAACAGCAAACCCGTACGCAGCTGCATCTTCTATGGCCAACCTAAGGCCTTCTTTATCTTCAAATGAAACGTTTGGCAATGGTATTGTTACCGCAGCATAGACGTCAATATTCTCAAAGTTGCCAATGTTTATTTTTCTATTTACCCCACAAATAAACACTGGTGATGTCGTAATCGCCAGATCTGCGGAAACAGAATTCATTACATTGTCTATGGGAGAATCAAATGAGGATGATTCTTGAGCACTTTTATTAATCTTAGGCATTATTTTTTATTCCTATTCCGAGGCACTCTAGTGTTGCCGCAACTTGTTGTTCTAAATTCATATTATTAGTATCTATAACAGCAGAAGCTATTTGCTTAACTTCTTCTGCTTCCATCTCTGAACTGTGCCCAGACTGTTCACTGTTCATTATAGCACCATCTCGTTTCAAAATTCGCTTATCAAGGACTTCTTTATCTGCATCAAAGCTTATAATAAATCCGTTCGGCTGCTTAAGGATACTCTTGGCTTCGTTTACATAACGCACATCAGACACTATAACGCACATCGGATTGATGTTATCTTCTTCATGATTCTTTAAATAGTTTCTATATATTTTATTAGCTTTTATTATTGCCCAGTTTGAAAAACAATTTTCATCGTATTCCCTACAGATATCACCAGCTTTTTGAAGAAATGTTCTAGGCTTGGAGCCCTCTTCCTCTATTGGGGTGTTGTAAATCTGCTTTACCTTTTCAATTAAGATATCATAATGAGGCATGTTCCCTATCGATGATCCACCATACACTTCATACAAAACTTCGTGAAGTGAATAAAGTTTTCTTGATTCTTCATTAAAGCCTATTATGTTTTTCTTTACTGATGCCATCTCATAAAGTGGAAGAGCGTAGAAAATATGATCCCAATTTATGCCAAACTTTACAGTTTCCATTGAACCTTTTGGGATTATTGATTCTGCTACAGAAGTTTTTCCACTTCCAGCTTTACCAGACAGGCCAAGTATTATCGGTTGGTTATTAATAAATTTTTTCATGCAATAAGTATAGCAGAAAATTATTGCATTTTTTGATTTCTAATTTCTAATTCATCCAGAAAAGCGTTGGCTAATGCATCGGGTTCCCATACGAAAGATCTTGGGACTTGAATCACCCTAAAATTATACTCTGATTTTATTTCCTCGATAGTCATCAACAAGGGTAGCAACAGTCTATTCTTGCATTCCCACTTGCCATTTATTTGATTTGCGACCACAGCTGAATCAGTATAGATAATAGGATCGGACAAATCAGCCATAGCAGATATCAATAGTCCAGCTATAACAGCTTCATACTCAGCTTCATTATTTGTTCTTGGGCCAAGGCCTCTGGAAAATTGTGCTATTTTTTTTCTATTCTTATAGACAACTACGGAACAAGCAGCTTCGCCAGTTTTCTTTTGCCCTTGCCCTCTTGATGCCCCATCGCAAAAAACTTCAAAGTTCATTAATCTACTTCAACGTCGTAAGGGATGTCCAATTCGATAGCTCTATTCTTAATATTATTTTCTTGGCTACCGCCGGAAATAGTATGGGTAGATACTAATAGGTATCTTTCCTTTTTATACTCAACCTGAGTAGGGAAATCTAATTTTTTTCTTTTACTAGAATAAAATTCTTTAGCTTTATCAACCGCTCTATAATGACCTATAAACATAATTGTCTCCTCTAGTATGTAGTAAAATCACTTTCAAGATAATGACCCTTACTTTCTCTCGATGCAGCAATTTGCATAGATTGCACTTTGTCCATCAATTTTCTAGCTGACTCTGAAGATATTCGAGCAGCACTCTCCATTGATTCAGCTAGGCTCATGACAGCTTCGCATGTGATTAGGGCTGAGTATTCATCCTCTGCTGCCTCCATGGCTGCTGCTTCTCTCTCCGCCTCATTCTTGCCCACTCTGGAAGACTTGTATTTCTTTTTATATTTACCTTCCATTATTTTATAGTTGGCTCGGGCCATGCCAGCAAATCTTGCTGCTCTACCATAAACGTTAGACGTCTTGGCCACAAGTGAAGCCATGTTTTCGATGCCCAGGTCAACAGTATCTTCGTCCGGTATCTCTATGAAGTATTTATTATTTTTTGTTACATCAACATAAGAATTAATTACTTCTTGGATTTGTGGTCCAAGAAAGTCTGAGAGTAGTTGTTGGAGTTTTTCTAAACTCTGATTATTCATTTTTATCCTTTTTGATTAAACCAAATTGTTTTAATAGTGGTTGCAATTCTTCATCGGTTTTAATTATTGAAACTATTTTTTCTCTTATTTCTTTTAGATGTTCCCTAACAGTGTTAGGATGTTCATTGATTTTTAAAGATATATCGCTGGACCTCTTACCATCTACATACCTCCATTTTATCAGCTGCCTCTCCTGTATTGTCAACTTATCGAAAGGAGGAAAATTATTTTCTCCTACCACCCAAGCTTCATCTATATCTTCTGCAGATAGGATTGATTCCAAGGAATATTCTCTAGGTTCTGCTTTGAATCCTGTTTGAAAATTTTCACTTTCTGGGTCAGTGTCTGCGTCGTCGTCTATTAGAGGAAATGTTTTTCTTCCTAGCTGATCTATCAAAAATGTATCAA